TCGTCATCGTGTTCGCCCTGATGGACGTCGACGGCAAGCTGACGCGCGGCGTCACAGGCGACGATGACCACGCCCCTGGCGTAGAAGGCCGCCTCAAGATCCGCGTAGGTCGGCAGATCGGGCAGGCGCGGCAGGACGCAGGGCGCCTTAGCGGTCTGGGGCATCTCCCGACGCGGCGGGGTCGGGAGGGCAGACGGCAGGACGCGCGTCGCACAGGCGCTCGTACTCGCTGCGCAGACGAGCGCGGCGGTCAGGATCAATGTCTTGGTTCGCATCGGGTGCAGCCCTGGCTTGAGTGGTGAGATCGACGGCGATGGTTTCGGCGCGTCGGACCTGGTCGAGCGTGCGCTCGACTTTCGCGGTCGTGTCGCGGGCGCCGGCGACCTCCTGGGTTCTGGCTCCGGCGTCGATCGTCGCCGTCGCCGCGCGGGTCTCGGCCGCATCCGCCCGCTTCTCGGCCGAGTTGAAGGGATCGAAGCGGAAGCCGACGCCGCCCAGGGCGACGACAACCAGCCAACCGAACGCAAGCAGCGCCAGGACAGCCAAGGCCCAACCCCATGGCGAGGCGAAATTGAAGGTGCGGGTCAGGGTCTTCACGGGAAGACCTTGCGGTCGAGTTCGAAGTGGGGGCCGTCGCGCAACGTCCTCCAGTCGCCGCCCCAAATGACGGGTGTCTTCAGCTCGGCAGCGGCCGATTTGAAGGCGGCCGAGATCCGCCCATACAGGGGCCAGTCCCAGCGGACCTGGCCATCGACGAGGGCGGCGACATCGACGGCATGGCCGGTGAGGTGGCGCGACTTTAGGGTTTGGCTGGCGCCGGCCTTGACCAGGCTCGCCTGACGTTCGGGTGTCCGGAGCCCTTCGGTGATCATGAAATCGACCGGAGACTTGGTTATTGCAAGTTCGACCACGGCGACCAAGGCGGGGTGGACGCCCTTCAATCGGGTGCGCGATCGGGTGGACAGACGATTCACGATGGATCTCCAGATGAGCGAGCGAACGGCAAACGACCGCGGATTTCGGCGAAGATTCGCGCCAGCTCGGCCGCGCTGGGCGCGAGCAGGTAATAGGTGACGACCAGGGCGAGCAGGCCGATGATCCAGAGGGCGACCAGCTGCAGGGCTTCCGGCGGCATGCGCCACGAGATCCATGCCAACAGGGCCAGAAGCGCGACCGACAAGGTCCAGGTGAAGATGCGCCGGAACAGCCATTGGCCTTCGGGCAGAGGATCCTGGGGGTTTAGGGTCATTGCGCCCTCCCCCGCTCGCGTTCGCGCTCGAGCTCGGCGCGGATCCAGGCGACGTTGGTGCGGATCTCGACCAGCTGGCCATCCTTCAGGGGCTGGGTGATCTCCTGGAGATTGCTGACCTGGGCCTGGACGCGCGATCCATAGGCGACGGCGCCGGCGAACTGGACCAGCAAGGTCACGCCGACGGCGATCATCGCCCAGTTCACGGTGCTGGTCGGCATGTTTGAATGAGGCAGCGGTTGAGCAGTCATGGTCAGTCCCAGAGCTGGACGAGCGGCGTGGCGGCCGGCGCGGTCGCCGACACCGGCAAGACCACGCGCTGGTCGCGCGCCAGGAAGAGGCCCCCGTCCGCGAGATTGGGGTTGGCCTCGAACACCTGTTCGACGGCAGAAGCCCCAAGGCCGAGGACACGCCAGACCAAGGCATCGACGGTTTCGCCCGCTAGGGCGAACACGGTCATGGGCGCGGTGAGCCGAGCCATCAGATCATCCTCGCGCGGATACGGGGACGGCCGAGGAAGTCCCGGACGGCGAAGGTGACGTTGCGCTGGTGAAGCCCGACTTCGGACCCGAGCGCTTCGGCCCGTTCTGCGCCTGTGCTGGTCAGGCCCTGGCCAAGCAGGCGTTCGCCGAGATCGGCCGCGACCAGGGAATAGACGGCGCGCGACCAGCGCAGGCAATAGTCACTCTGGCCATCGACCTCGATGTCGCGCGAGGGGATGTCCGCAAGGCGGCTCCACCCCTTCGCGACCTGGTCAGCGCGCCAGGCGCACATGGCGGGTTCGGAAGCGAGATCCACGATGGCCTGGCGGACGGCGTCGCGGACGCGTTCGGCCGTGACCTTGGTGTTGAGATCGACGGCCTGGCGCACGCCGGTGATGTTGACGTCGGGCCACCAGCCCCCGGCGCCGACCACATCGGCGGCCGGCGGTTCGGCCGGCGCCGCCGCATCGGTGTTCGGAGGATTGAAAGTGAAGCCTGACATGGCGCTAGCGAGGGATTTCCTGAAGGGTGCCGCCTGCTGGCTTCACTTTCGTGGGTTCCACCCTCCCGGTTACGGCGGTGGGGAGGCCGATCGGACATCAGGCGGGCGAACCCGTTGGTGTCGGACCGACCTCCGCCGCCGAGCGCCGGGGGGCGATGGGTTAGGCGGAGGCAGCTCCGCATCGAATGTTCTTCGGCTTCAGCGCCGCGCCGGCGCCCTTCAGCGGGATCAGTGCCTTGAGCATGGGCAGCCAGCCGTTCCAGAAGATCAGCGAGGCGACCAGGCCGGCGACAGCGTCGAATGATCCGAAGGCGGCGAAGCCGAAGACCAACAGGGCGACGGTCACAATGGCCGCGACCTGGAAGCGGTAGGACGTGGGATACTTGGCTTCCTCGGCCGCGCGGTGGACAGAAGGGATGATCCGCAGAGCAGCCAGTACCAGCGCCGCGACCAAGACGAGTTGCACGCCGCCGATTCCCGACCGCTCCCCATAGGCGCGCATGAAGACAATGGCGGCGACGCCGGCGACGACGCCAAGCAGGTGGAGGGTCAGCCGGACAGCGGCGCGCAAAACGGTGGACGGGCGGTCAGGCATTGGTCTGTTCCTGGTTGGCGGCGTCAGGTTTGGCCGTCTTCTTCAGCGCCGACTGCAGACGCTCGATGTCCTTCTTCACGCCCACGGACGGGTTGAGTTCGAGGGCGCGCTGATAGCGCTTCAAGGTCTCTTCCTGGCGGATACGGCTTTCGTCGCCGGTGTCCGACGCCAGGGCGCGGCCGATCGCCTTCTGCAGCTTGGCCTTCACCTGGTCGTGCATGTCCGCGTCCGCGACCAGGTCCTCTACCCGGCCAAGGATCTCGAGCGGGAAGGCTTCCACGCCAGGCTCGGCCTTTTCGTAGGCGGCAATGGCCGCCTCGGAGACTTGGTCAGTCACGAAGGTCGCGACGTCGCGGTCGAAGCGCGCCGGCATGGGGACTTTGTGTTTCAGCACGTACTCGACCAGCGGCAGAGCGTCGTGATACTCGCCGCAGTCGATCGCCCAGATCATCATGGTGGCGATCAGCTCGGCCGCCTGCTCGCGCTGCGGAGCCGCATCCGCCTCGAGCACGCCCTTGATCCAGTTCGCATAGAGGGGCGCGAACTCGCGCTTGATCGCGATCTTGGTCTCCTGAGACTTGGTCGCCTTCAGGGTTTGCTGGTGGTCGATCAGCATGATCTTGAGCTGCATGACCTCTCGATCGGCTGGCGACAGGTCGTCGTTGTCACCGATCGGAGTAAGCTCGACGCCGAAGCCACTGCCTGAAGCGGCCATGATCCGACCAAGGATCAGCTGGCGATGACGGCGCGCCGGCGAGAGCGCGGGCGATTCGATCACCGGCGGGACTTCCGCGTCGTGGGCGGTCACGGCCGAGACCTTCTCGACCGTCACGACCTGGCCCAGGGCTTCAGGCGTCACCGCCTCGCCGGCGGCTTGTAAGGCTCGAATTTTGGCGATCAAGGACATCGGGATCTCGAAATGTGGGAAGGAGACGGGGCGGCCGGAGCCGCCCCGATCAGTCGGCGAACTCGATGTTCTCGACCAGGCAGCCGTAGTCGTAGTCCTCGACCACATAGTCGTCGTTCGTGGACTCGAACGTGCGGATGCAGTCGAAGTCGGGATCCTCACGGACGGTGCGACGACGCTTGCCGGCCTGCTCGTAGATCGACAGGTTCGACAGTTTGGTGATGAACAGCGACTTGGGCAGCATGAACGGCGCGGTCGCCGGTTGCTTGCCGCCGACCCGCTTGGCGCCCAGGATCAGATCCGCAGCGATCATCTCGGTCGGCTTGTTCTCGCCGTTGATCAGGGGGAAAAAGATGTCGTGCTGCAGGTCGTTGCCCAGGATAGCGACCAGGCCGGGATCGTTCTGCGCCCAGCTGGGCATCAGATTGTGCACGGCATCCATCACGAGCGCGTGGATGTTGCGATAGTCACCGCCACCACTGGCCTTCACGATGACCTTGCCGGCCGTGCCGCCGGACGACAGGACAGCGTCAGGGCGATTGGTGCGATACTTCTGGAGCCAACCGATGTTGACGTCCTGGAGCAGCGGGTTGACGTCCTTGTCCGTATTCGCGGCGGCCGAGGTGCCGTTGAAACCGATCATGATCCGGTCCAGCGCCTGGCGCTCGCGGATATGGTTGCTGAGCTTGGTCTGGAAGTCAGGGAACTTCGCCCACATGTCCAGCTTGCTGTACATGATGTGGGTATCGGAGTTGGTCTTGCGGCATTCGTAGCCTTCGACGTCGACTCCCGAGATGTCGGTCGTCTTGCGACCGACCGAGCCGTTAACGTTGGTCTGAGTGCGGCTGGCCAGCGGACCGGACACGCCCAGGCCCAGCTTCTCACCCTTCATTTCATCGACCAGGACGATGTTGATCTTGCCGAGGAAACCGGAATCTTCCTGCTGCTTATCGATCAGGCGTTGCTGGACCGACGGCGCGCCGGCAGCGAACTGGTTGGAGATGGTGAAGGCCTTGCCGGCGACTGCGGCGGCTGCGCTCACGCCGTTCAGCTCTGCCTGGTCAGTCAGGTACTGCTCGAGAAGTTCGCGGGTGGAGTCTTGCATGTGTCAGGTCCGGGGGGCTGTGGCGCTACGAGGGGACGGGGTCAGGTCGGGGATCAGCAGTCAGCGCGGACGCGACCGTCGCCACCGCTCGCCGGCTTGCGGGCGGTGTATTGGCGGCTCGGCTCGGCCTCGATCGAGGTCTGCAGGTCGCCCAGCTTCTTCTCGAGCGCTGCGAACTTTTGGTCCGACGCCGCCTTGTCGGCCTTGCGATCGGTGGCGAGGGCGACGGTGAAGGCCTGCATGGCGGCGGCGAAACCGTTGTCGGCGGCAGCCGGCGGCGTGGCAGGGGTCTCGACCTTCTTCGGCTCTTCCTTCTTTGGAGCCAGGCCCGAGAAGAGCTCGACCAGCTTGTCCAGCGCGCTCGGTTCGTTCGCCTGCTCAACTTCAAGCTCGAAGGCGGTTTCGTAGGCCGACGAGAAGAAGCTGGTGGCGGAAGACTTGCGACGATCCAGGTCGGCTTTGATCTCGGCCGCGACGGGATCGTCCTTCTTGATGCTGAACTCGAGGCGTTGGGTGCCGAGCGACGCAGGGCTGTCGGTCACGGCCAGGCCGACCAGGCCGAACTTGCCGGTGCCGCCGAAATCCGGCTGCGGCTCGATCGAGGTGTAGATTTTCTGGCGCTTCTTGTTGATGGCGACCAGGGCATCGGTGGGATCGAGCTGGGCGTAGAGCGCGAGGCGGCGTTCATCCTTGCCGGCGATCTTCAGGGTGTCTTCCTGGGCCTTCAGCGCAACGACGTCGCCATAGGCGTTGAACGGCGGCTCGGCGCTGAAGCCCCGCAGGTGCTCCATGTTGATGCGCACGCCGTAAGTGTCGGGATTGAAGGTCTCGACGCACTCGTTGATCATTTCAGGGGTGATCGTCCGACCATCGGTAGCGGTCTGGCCTTCGACGGCGATGCGGAAGAACTTGGTCTTGGACATTCAGGCCTCGGTGGCGATCTGCAGGACGGCTGGACGACCCAGCGAATGAGGCTGCAGATCACCGCTTTGAGGCGCGCTTTCTCAAGGCGGGCCTGTTGTGCGGTGCGGTCCTGACAACAGGCCCGAGGCGGGTCGCGCGCGATCGCGCGGTTAGCGTCCGCCGCGATGAGGAAGCGCCCCGAAAAGCAGGAAGAACCGCACGGCGGCGACGATGACATCGGCGCCCTGATCAGCCGCAACGGCGGCTTCGGCTTCCCCGTGACCGCCAGCCTGGACGGACGCAGGGCGGCGAAGTTTCTGTACTGGAGCTTCTGGCGGCCCTGCGACATCGCCGAGCTGTTGGGCGAATCTGAAAACACCATCGCCAGTTGGAAACGGCGCGATGCTTGGGACGTCGCCTCCCCGCTCGAGCGTATGGAGGGCGCCGTAGAGGCGCGCTTCATTGCGCTCGTTCTGAAGAACGTCAAGGACGGCCGCGACTTCAAGGAAATCGATCTGCTTGGCCGGGAGGCGATCACCTTCGCCAAGATCCGGCGCTACGAGCAGCCCGGCGGTCATAGCGGTCATCTGAACGACAAGGTCGCCAACCGGAACGCCGGCGAGAAGAAGAAGCCGCGCCGCAACGTCATCACCGAAGAGCAGCTGGAGATCCTGCGCCAGCGGCACCTGGACGAGATGATCGGTCACCAGAAGGTGTGGCACGAGCATCGCCTACAGCGGCACCGGATGATCCTGAAGTCGCGCCAGATCGGCGCGACCTTCTACTTCGCCCGCGAGCAGTTGATCCACGCCCTGGACACGGGGAACAACCAGATCAACCTGTCGGCCTCCAAGAGCCAGGCCCAGGTGTTCCGCACCTACATCGTCGAGTTCGTGAAGCTGACGATCGGCGTCGATCTGACCGGCGAGCACATCACCATCGACCGTGGGGAAGACGGCGAGACCGGCCAGCTGAAGACCCAGCCGACGCTATACTTCCTCGGGACCAACAGTCGCACCGCGCAAAGCTATCACGGCGACCTGTATTTCGATGAGTTCTTCTGGGTCCACGGCTTCAAGAAGCTTGAAGATGTCGCCTCGGGCATGGCGTCGCACAAGCAATACCGGCTGACCTACTTCTCGACGCCCAGCTCGATCAATGACGAGGCCTATCCGTTCTGGACGGGCAAGGCCTGGAATGCCGACCGGCCGAAGTCCGAGCGGTTCGATTTCGACGTCACGCATGCCGCCCTGCGCGACGGTCGCCTGTGCGAAGACGGGATCTGGCGCCACATCGTCACGATCGAGGACGCGGTGGCCATGGGCTATCCGTTCTTCGACGTCGCAGGCCTGCGGCTGCGCAAGTCGGCCGCCGCCTGGGCGAACCTCTACATGTGCCAGTTCGTGGACGACAGCATGTCTGTCTTCCCGATGGCGGCGTTGCGGCCGTGCCAGGTCGATCACGACGCCTGGACCGACGTCGATTTCGGGCGCCAGCTGCTGGGCTTCGGTCGGCCATACGCCGGCGAGGTCTGGCTGTCCTACGACCCGAACGGTGACGGCGAGAATGCGGACAACGCCGGCCTGGTGCTGGTGGCGCCGCCGGAGACGCCAGGCGTCGGCAAGTTCCGCGTGATCTGGAAAGAGCAGTTCCGGGGGTCCGACTTCACCGAACAGGCCCTGCGGATCCTGGCGCTGTGCGAGCGATACAACGTCACGAAGATCGACATCGATGAGACGGGCCTCGGCAAGGCCGTGCTGCAGCTGGTCGTCCAGAAGAAGCCCTGGGCGCGGGGTCATCGCTACGACCCGCTGACCAAGACACGCATGGTCCACAAGGCCCTGGACGTCATCAGCAAGAAGCGTCTCGAGTACCTGGTCGAGTGGATCGACCTGACCAGCGCCCTGATGTCGATCCGCCGGACGCTGACCGGCTCCGGCCGCCATCTGACCTACGAAGCGCCGCGCACCCGCCAGAGCGGACACGGCGACCTGGCCTGGGCGCTGTTCCAGGCGCTCGACAACGAACCGCTGGAGGCCGGCATCGGCATCGAGCGCAAATCCCGCGTGAGGATCTACGACCAATGACCATGACCGCATCCCGACGTGCCCGTGCAATCGCGCGTGGTCGATACGACTTCAGCGCCAGCGGCATGCCGGCATCGACGTCCACGACCTCGACCATCTCGGGTCGGTCGTTCTCGTTCGGGGATCCCGAGCCGATCATGTCGCGGCGCGAGCTGATCGACTACCTCGAGTGCTGGAACAACGGCCGATACTACGAGCCGCCCATCCCGATGGCCGCCCTCACCCGCGCCGAGAACGTCAGCCCTCACCACGCCAGCGCCATCGCCTACAAGGTCAAGCAGCTGGCCAAGGACTTCATCCCGCATCGGCTGTTGGACCGGCCGACGTTCGCCGCCTTGGCTCACAACTACGCCGTCACCGGCAACGGCTATATGGAGGTCGTGCCCAACCGGATCGGCGGCATCGCGAGGCTGAAGAACAGCCTGGCCAAGTACACCCGTCGCGGCCTGGTCGACGGCGAGTTCTTCTACGTGCCCAATGGCCGCGACATCCATGCGTTCGAGCCTGGCTCCGTGTTCCACCTGGCGCGCCTCGGCCTGGACCAGGAGATCTATGGCGTACCGGACTATCTGAGCTGCTTGCAGTCGGCCTTTCTGAACGAGGCGGCGGTGCTCTTCCGGCGCAAGTACTATCTGAATGGCAGCCATGCCGGCTTCATCATGTACGTCAACGAGGAGAAGCTCAGCGAGGCCGACGCCGACGAAATCGAAAACGCGCTCGAGCGGTCGAAGGGACCGGGCAACTTCCGCAACTTCTTCCTGCACATCCCAGGCGGAAAGGAAAAAGGGGTCCAGCTGATCCACCCCGGTGAGGCCGCCGCCAAGGACGAGTTCATCGGCGTGAAGGGAACGACCCGAGACGACATCCTGGCGGCGCACCGGATGCCGCCGTCGCTTATCGGCGTGGTGCCGACGAACGCCGGCGGCCTGGGCGATCCGGAGAAGGCCGATGCGGTCTATTATCGCAACGAGACGGTGCCGCTGCAGCAGGAGTTCATGGCTCTGAATGACTGGTTGGGGATTGAAGTCGTTAAATTCCAGGCACGAGAGATGCCGGGCGCCTAACTTCCCGCGCCGCCGCCAAGCGATCAATGGAGTCGATGCCTCTCACGCCCATTAGGAGCAGCGCTGTTACGAGGGTGGTCCTCCCCTCTTGTGCCGGCTCAGCATCATCGGAGGGGCGCACCATTCCGAACATATCCGTGGCCTGGGCATATATGTCTGCCGCTTCGCATATTTCCCCCTCAAAGTTGCTGGCCAGGTAGAGTGTCGGATCGTGGCCCGCTGCGGCGTTCGCTACGCCTCGCCAACGCGTTTCGTGCACTTGAAGATCTGCCAAGAGATGGATGATTGGCTGAGCGACCTCAGACGGCGATGCCTCGATCATCGCCTGCATGGCCGCAATATGGCTTGAGGCCAGCGTAGGCGGTCGCCCGAAATTTTCTGGGTTCAACCTAATCCCACCACGCGCATCAGACCCTGCAATCAAAGCCAAATAGGCTCTCGCGCTCGCCGTAGCGTAGTCGCAGACAGCACTGAGGGTATGGGGCATCACGGCTTTAGCAGCACGGTTCTTCCGCTTCAGGCGGCGGCTCTCGTGCCGGTTTGCTTGTCGAATTTGGCGGTTGAGAAAGATGGCACCCACACTCGCTGCCCCCACAGCTAGCAAAGCTGAGATAAGGGCTTCAGGGTCGGTCACCCAAAGGAAGAGTACCAGCCGTTCAAATCCGCGCCAAAAGCTAAGGACGCATTGCTCAGATGTCGGCAAACAACCCCACCTAGCTATGCCGAACAAAATCCAGAGCGCTGCCCACACGACGGCGATCGAAATAGCAATTTCTTTTGCGCGCTTCATGTTGTCACCACCGCACCGCACAACGGCTTTGCGTATCTATTTGCTTAGGTACTCTCAATCTGAACGATGCCCCCGCGCCTAGTAGGCGGGGGCCGAGCGTTTGCCGCGCCCGAGCCGCCGAGCCGTAACTCAGCACGTCCAGGGGTGCACGCCCCTTTCGCCCCGCCACCGGCCTGACCGGCGCGGCGCAAATGCTGTTGAGTCGACCATGAACGCAATGACCCTTTCCCCAGTCTCGCCGGTGCGTCCGATCGCGCCCTACGTCGGCGGCAAGCGCAACCTGGCGCGCCGTCTGTGCGCCCTGATCGAGGCCACGCCTCACACCACATACGCCGAGGCCTTCGTCGGCATGGGGGGCGTCTTCTTCCGCCGGCAGTCCCGGCCGAAGTGCGAGTTGATCAACGATTGGTCGGGTGACGTCGCCAACCTGTTCCGGTGCATGCGCGCCCACCCCGGCGCCCTTGTTGACCTGGTAGCGCTTCAGCTTCACTCCCGAGCAGAGTTCGACCGGACCGTGCGCGAGGATCCAACGGCGTTGACGGATCTGCAGCGGGCCGCTCGGTTCGTCTATCTGCAGAAGACCGCGTTTGGTGGGAAGGTGAACGGGCGACACTTCGGAGTCAGCCTGGGCCGTCCGGCCCGTTTCCAGGCCAGCGCCGTGGGCGACGACCTGCTCGCTGCCGCCAAGCGCCTCGAGGGCGTGACGATCGAACAGCTCGGCTGGTCGGATTTCATCGCCCGCTATGACCGGCCGGACGTGCTGTTCTATCTCGATCCGCCCTACTACGGCTGCGAGGACGACTATGGCGACGGCATGTTCGGCCGCCAGGAGTTCGACGCCATGGCTGAGCAGTTGGCGGGGCTGAAGGGGCGTTTCATCCTCTCCCTCAACGACCGGCCGCAGGTGCGGGAGATCTTCGCGCGTTTCCAGGTCGAGACCGTCGGCACGCACTACGGCCTCGCCGGCCGTGGATCTCAGGCAGCGTCGGAGGTGATCATCACCGGCGGCAACTGACGGCGCGCGTCGTTCCCTGTCCATGGAGATCGGGGAGCGATCAGCCCTTTTGCTTTCCACGATATGGCGACGCTCGCACTCTGTCTGTCAGTTCCCTCAAGAAGGGCACCGTCGCAAGATCTACCCTATCGGCCTGGAAGAGAGTCAGCGGATCGCGGTCAGCCAAGTATGGGCGCCATTCGGGAGGCCAAGGACGTGCATCAGTCTTCAGCATGACGTCGAAATAGCCGACGACGAAGTGCCAGACCCATGCGTCCTTGAGCTTCGTTCGGTAGGGTGCGAGAGCCATCGGCACGAGGCGTCCGGCATGTCCAGTGACGTTCGTGATCGCGGCAACGATGGGCAGGTCAAATAGCCCATCATTGAAGAGGGCGCGTTCTATCCGATCTTGATACGGCCCTAGCCTCAGCTTGGAGGGAGCTGAAATCGGTGCAGCGAAATGACGCCAAACCGTGCCGTAGACAAAGCGCTGAAGGAGCTCTGGCTGCGGATTATCGATCTGAAACGCGTCGCCATCCGGGTGTCGCCAACTCTTCTCTATCATCCGGCGGCTTAGCCTGACCGCGTAGTCGTCGCCGCCCCCCGCTGCGTCTTCATGTGTCTTACAGAGGAAACGATCATCCCAAATGCCGTTTTGCCTCTCGACATAGCCTGTCCGGTGTCGACTAGCCTCGAGCAGCGGCCGATCATCTGTCCGCATATCCAGCATCATTGCGCGCGGAAAGAGGTGCGACTTCACCGTCGGGCTGTTCCCACACACGACGCAGCGCCCGTTCTTATTCCCCAACGCTTCCCCTCCAGCGACTTCGAATCGCTCTGAACTGACTATTCCCAGTCGTAGCCACACGACACCGTGCAGCTTCATATCACCTTCCACAAATTAGGAACATTCCGCGAACATTTTTCCTTTTCCTCACATCACCAGCCGCGTAAGGCGCCCAGAGGGTCGGTTGGCGATCGAGAGCGAACCGTAGGCATGGCGACGAGGATCGGGGTTTCAGTCAGGCTGGGCGAGGGGCAGCCCCTGCCCTTCATGGGGGCCAGCCTATGTGCGGGGTTTCCCTCGCCGGCGGACGACTATCTGGAAGAGGCCTTGGACCCGGCCCAGCTGATCGTGACCAACCCGACCGCCACCTTCGTCTGGCGCGTGACCGGCCGCAGCATGATCGGCCGGGGCATCAACGACGGCGACTATGTCGTGGTAGATCGATCCCTGGCGCCGCGCGCGGACGACGCCGTGGTCGCCGTCATCGATGGCCAGCCCAGCGCCAAGCGCGTCATCCGCCTGAGAGGCGGCCGGCTGGCCCTGGACTTCGACAATCCGGCCATGTCGCCGCTGGTCCTGGACGAAGCGTCGGAGGCCTCGATCTGGGGCGTCATCACCTGGTCGCTGACGCCGCACCGGCCGGCGCCGCGATGACGGGCCGGATCTTCGCCCTGTCGGACGGGAACAGCTTCTACTGCTCCTGCGAGCGGGTGTTCGATCCCGCGCTCGAGGGGCGGCCGGTCATCGTCCTCTCGAACAACGACGGCTGCGCCATCGCCCGCACGCCCGAGGCCAAGGCGCTCGGGATCCAGATAGGCGACCCCTGGTTCAAGATCCGCGACCAGGCGACGGCCGCCGGCGTCGTGGCGCGGTCATCCAACTACGTCCTGTACGGCGACATGAGCCGGCGGGTGAACGACGTCTATCGGCGCTTTGCGCGGGACGTCGAGATTTACTCGATCGACGAGAGCTTCCTGGACTTCACCGGCGACGCGGACGCGGCCGGCCAGGCGCGGGAGATGCGGGCGACGGTCCGTCGTTGGACCGGAATTCCGACCTGTGTGGGGCTGGGCCCTACGCGAACGCTGGCCAAGGTGGCGAACCATCTGGCGAAGAAGCGGCCGGAGCTCGACGGCGTCTGCGACCTGACTGACCCGGCCCGGCGCGACGCCCTGTTGCAGAGCGTCGAGGTAGCGGACGTGTGGGGCGTGGGCCGGGCGTCGGCCGCCAAGCTGAGGGCCGTGGGCGTGACGACGGCGGCGGATCTGCGCGCTATGGATCCGCGCGCCGCACGCGCCCTGCTGACCGTTACGGGCGAGCGGCTGGTCCTCGAGCTGGGCGGCGTCCTTTGCCAGGATCTGGAGATGACGCCGCCGGTGCGGAAGGGAATCGCAGTGACCCGCATGTTCGGGCGGCCGATCACCGACCTGGACGATATGCTGGAGGCGGTCGCGACCTATGTGTCCAGGGCGGGAGAGAAGCTGCGTCTGCATGGGCTGGCCTCGGCCGACATGACGATCTTCTTCCACACCGGCGCCCATGCGGCGGGGCCGGCGCGCTCGGTCAGCGGCCGGGCGGCGTTGTGGTCGCCCAGCTGTGACACGACCGCGATGATCGCGGCGGCGTCGGCCGTCGTGCGCCGGCTGTGGGCTCCGGGGTTCCGATACGCCAAGGCGGGCGTCATGCTCGATGACCTGGTGCGGCCGGGCGCGACGACGGGCGATCTGCTCACCGCTGCGGATTCGCGCCGCGACCAGCTGATGGCCGCGCTCGACCATGTCAACCGCCGGCACGGACGCGGCGCCCTCGTGCCCGCGCGGGCCGGGCTGGCCAAGCGGTGGGCGACCAAGGCCGACATGCGCAGCCCGGCCTATACGACCAGGCTCTCGGAGACCCCGATCGCGCGCGCCTGATCAGGCTTGCGGAACCAGTCGGCTCTCGTGACGCTGGCGAACCATGTGCAACAACTACAGCTCCCATCTGTCAGCGAACCAGATCGCGGAGGCCTTCAGCGAGACGGACGTCCCGATGCGCTTCGACGGCGAGGCGGTTCCGAACCTGGAGCCACGCGACGACGTCCGCATCGGCGACGTCGCGCCTATCGTCACGCGCACCGAGGCCGGCCCGTTGCTTCGTCAGATGACCTGGGCCTGGAAAGGACCGGGCGGAAAGCCCGTGTTCAACTTCCGCTCGGACGGCCGCAGCTTCGCCGGCTCCGACCGCTGCCTGATCCCCGCCGACGCCTTCTATGAGTTCACGGCGGCCGAGCCTGGCCACAAGCGCAAAACCAAGTGGCGGTTCGCGCTCCAGAACGAGCCGTGGTTCTGGGTCGCGGGCCTGGTCAAGAACGGCGCCTGGGCCATGCTGACGACCGAACCAGGGCCGGACATCGCCCCCTACCATGATCGGCAGATCGTCCTGCTGCGCCGCGACCAGGCGATGGACTGGCTTGACCTTCGGTTGCCCGAAGCCGAGCTGCTCATCCCCTCCCCGGCCGGCGCACTGACCGTCGAGAAGGTCTACCCCGCCCCGTAGCCGGGCGCGCGAGGGTCGGCAGGGGTGGCAGGGGGCCTAGCTCCCAAGAGCCGCGCTCATTCCCCCACCTCGCCTGCGCGCTTTATGGGTCGCAATCCTTGCATTTGGCGTCACCCGGCTGACCCAATGCCAGCCGGGCTCAACGTCCGTCCCGCGACGCGACTTCAGCAGTGCGGTTTCTTGCAGCCAGGCAGATTATTGCTCGATCACGGCTGCGGGAGTCGTGACCGGCAATCTCGAGCCTCGGGTGGCGATCATCGGAAGAGTCGGAAGGTTGAGATTGGCGGCAGCAGACAGTTGGGAGACCAACGCTCGATAGTAGGGATAGGCAGCGTAAAGCCCGATCCTCTTGCAGAACGCCTCAGCAGCCTGCTGATCAACAGCCCCTTCAAACTCGTACATCACAAGGTATTCGGCGACGCTTTTCAGCACGACCCGACGTGCCGCTTTTGCGCTGATGACGAACTGATACGTGGCCGCCACCACACGGCTATCGGCATCATAGATTGCACCCACGCATTCGCGTTCGAAACCCAGCTTCTTGGCCGAGGTGGGGTCATAGAACTCCGCCTTAACATCGAAGTCGTGCTTACGCAGCTGGATCGTCACAAGCGTCGCATTATCGACGACCTGATTGTATTTCTCCGGAGCAATGCCGTCTTCGAGGAGTTTCGTGACAGGTTTCGGATCTCGCTTCTTCGTCATGCGGCAAGCCGTTCGTCAGAGAACCTGCTCATCGCACGCGCGATCATCCCACTCGTCCGCCCCGTGCTCGAGGCGATTTCCCGCCGCTCATTTTCGTTGGCATGCATTTGCCACTGCCCATCCCCATGGGCAGGCCATGCAAGCTGCTCAAGACTTTCGAAGGCCTCAATCCGCGCTTGGGCTTTCTTCATCGTGGGACAGGACACTTCCAACTGTTCGCCCAAGGCGAAGAGGGCTCGAGCCAACATTCGGACAGTGAAGTTACTGCAATCGTCCGAGAAAAGTTGCGTAACACGAGCCTTACTCACGCCCATTGCAGCAGCCAGCTGCGATCTGGTGAAGCCTTTCTCCACCATAACGGTATGCAACAACGACTGCAGATCGACCACCAGCGCCTCTTCGGCGTAGACGCTCGAATTCTTCAGGGCATTAATGGCGGTATTCATTTCAGTTCTCCGGCTTTCTCAGTCAAATCAAGCGCGCGGCCGTATGCCCGCTTGAGAATTTTCGGGTCCGCTTTGTTCTGCTTCTTTGCAGGGTCGAGATCGACGATGAGGAACGTCCGCTTTCGGTCAATCCTCATCACGATTCCGAACAATCGGACTTTGTGTGTCTTGAACGCTTGCAGCATCACGTTGAGGTCGCCGCGCTTCGCGCGCCCTTCATTGCCGTTGTACTGCTCAGCCGTCAGTTGCTGACCGCCGCACCACAACTCCATGATGCGAACCAATCTAGCGAGTTTCTTCTCATCGATCTCATTGAGCTCCTTCAGCAGATCCGCATCGATAGCCACACAGGCGTTGTCGGTGCTGGACAGCACCTCGAACTCCAGTTTGGTTAGCGCGGGTTCGGCAGCCATGTTCCATCCATCGAGTTAAGAAAGCTCTTAACTTTGGCAACATGTGGACGTGGGTTCGGATTGAGTCAAGGAGACGTCACTTCCTAGCTACGCTCTTCGTCCTAAGACTCTTCGAGTGACTTCAGGGCGCGCTCAAACAGGACGTTCAAACTGACGCCGGCGGCGTCCGCCATCTCGGCGAAGCGAGCCTTGTTTTCCGGCGTGACCTTCAAGTTGAGCTGGGCCGTGCGGCCGGTGCGGTAGCGGCGCTGGGTATCGCTGGGGGCGCGGATGGAGGCGCCGGAGGTGTAGCCTCCCTCCTCCGCGACGCGGCGCGCGGCCTCGGGATCGGGCCGGGTGATCGGGCGCGGCTTGAAGTCGCCGGCCCCCACGTCATCGGTCAATCCGGCGTCCGGGCCGAAGGTTTTACGCCGCTCGTTCATGCTCGAGATCCTTCAGCACCTGGACAACCTCGGCCGCAAAGGCGCGGGCGTTGGCGACGGCCTTGTCTGGACTGGATACCTGACGGCTATCCAGTAGCTCAAGCGTGCCGCCGAAACTGAACATGGCCTTGAACGCCTCCCTCTCGACCAGTTGGGTGTCGAAGGTGGCGACGCCGGCGTCAGCGAGCTCGACTTTCAGGTGGCGGAGGGTGCGGGTCTGGATGGCGGTCGAGGTGCGCGTGAAAAGGATCCGCGTCGCGATCCGCCGGCGCGCGGCACGCTCCTGGTTCGTGACCTGGACGAGAGCGCGTTGAGCTTGGTCCGCGTCAAGCTGTGACGCCTGCAGGGGGATGATGACCAGGTCGGCCGCGCTGATCGCCAGTGAGGAGATCACGTTCGCGGTGCCCTCGGGATCGATGAGGACGAACGGTGTCCGGCGCGCGACGTCGTCCAGGCGGTCATAGAAGTTGGCGTCCGTAACGTCGGAGATCACCTCGATATTCGCGGGGAAACCCGGCGCCTTCGACCAGGTCACGATGGGCTGGTTCTTGTCAGCATCGATGATCGCGACTGGAGCGTTGCGCGCCAGCTGGGTCGCGAGAATGGCGAGCGACGTTGTCTTTCCGGCGCCGCCCTTGGGCGACGACATGGTGATGACCGGCACGGCAAATACCTTTCAGCTAGTGGATAGCTAACAGCTAGTGGATAGCCGACGGCTAGTCGATAGCTAATAGCTAGTTGATAGCTGATTGGTAGCCAAGTGCGGACTATTTTGACCGCGCCGCTTGACTGCGGACCAAAATGTCCGCATAAGAAACACATGAACCGCGACACCTTCCTTCGTGACCTCCGAGCCTACTGCAAGAAAGCAGGGCTTCCCTACCGGTTCGACGCGGCGCACGGCAAAGGCGGCCACGGCCGGGTCTACGTCGGAGACGCCTTCACCACGGTAAAGCACGGCGAGATCAGCAACGTCGTCAAACAGGGGCTGCTCAAACAGCTCGGACTACCAAAGGACGCCTTCTGAAGGCGTCCACACCCAACGCTGCGGCCGCGCCAACGGCCAATCCTCAAGAGAGATCGAGACATGACCGCCTTCACCTATCCCGCCCGCATTGTCGAGGAAGCCCCTGGGGAGTTCCTCGTCACCTTCCGCGATATCCCGGAGGCCATCACCGGCGGTGCGACGGTCGAGGAATCGTATCAGCTGGCGGCCGACGCCCTGGACGTCGCCGTCGAGGGCTTGATGCTCGACACCCGTGACGTCCCCTCGCCCAGCCCGGCCGAGGATGGCGAAGTCCTGGTCCCGCTTTCACCTGCCGTCGCCGCGCGCCTGATGCTGGTCATGGCAATGGACCGCCAGCATGTGTCCGGCCGCGCCTTGGCGGAACGCCTGGGCAAGGATGAGAAGAACGTCCGCCGGATCCTGCAGGGCAAGGCCACGGTCGACGCGGCGCTCGAGGCTCTGCGCGCGTTGGGGATCAGGCCCGCCCTTTCGATTGGTGGCGACCGCGCAGCCGCCTGATCAGATCACGAGGGCTGATCGGCGCTCCAGCAGGCATGAAGAGCGGCTCTCGCGTTGTTGGTGAAATCGCGAACGGGGCCTGCATCGGCCGTGACGGTGATCGTGTTCTGAGACGCGGCGCCGCGGCCCCATATCCACCGCTGCGAAGTGACAGGGGACAGCATGACAGAGCCCTCCCATTGCGAAAACGGCGCATCGATCTTGAGAGGCAGCTGATTAAGCTCGGCCATTGCGCTCGCCACGCCAGGGCAGCTCGCGCTTGTCGCCCAGAGTACATCGCCCTTCGTCCCCTGGCGGCGAACGACGGTCTGCTCGGCGGGCCCGGCGCCCAGGCGATAAACGTCGAAACGGATCACGCCGTCTCCGGCGGCTTCAGCCCAGCCCGTCCTAGTCGATGATGCCGGCTCCGCCTTCGGAATCGGGAACACCTTCAAGTCCCAGGGCGTGCCCGACTGGATAAGGAGCAATGCGGCGGTCAAAAGAGCAGACATGCCCGTAGATCAACGGTTGGCCCGATCGATGTCCAGCGATATCGCGTGACGCCGGCGCTCAGATCCGCCTTTCCTGTACGGTGATCGCTAAAAGTCAAAACCCCACTGCCCTCGCCTAGCCCACATACGAGCGAGCAGACGCCGTCGGCGGCCGGTTGGCACGCGACAGCGTGGGTCGATGAGGCCGAGCACTGCTCGGCCCCCTGTTGTGAGGGGGAGGAAAACCGCCGTTGGCGGTCGTTGTGATCCCGGGAAATGTTGTCGCGCGTCCTAGCGCGACGCCTTCATCCCTTGATCATGTGGTCGAGCGACCAGCTCGACGCCTTCTAAATCTGAGAGAGGCCGGATTCAGACCCCCCAGGTGATTCATGTCCGACTTAATCGACCAGCCTGCGATCCGCGCTCGCTTCGCCGCGCGGCCGAGGCCTTCATGGCGCGGAGGCTGGCCTGCATTTCCTCTGGCATGGACGCCCAGCGGGCCTCGTCGTCCTCTTCGACCTTGCGGGGCGCAAGCACCTTGGCGGCCGCCTCCAGGGCCTCCAGGGGGGCCTTCACCCAATAGGCGTTCGACGTCTGCTGGACCTGGTCGCCGCGCGCGCCCTCCCGGCCGGTGAAGACCCAGCGGCGGCGCCAGTCCAGGAAGCCGTGGCGTTTGAGCTGAGCCTTCCAGGCGTGGATGGTTTTCAGGGGGACGTTCAGGGCCTTGGCCAGCCACCTCACCGAAGGCTCCAACCGGCCGTTTCGTTTGGTGGCGATGCCGACCAGAACCTCGGCCAGGCGGATGGCGCCGAAGCTGATCCCGCCGGCGTCGGCCTTGTTCCTGGGCGCGCAGCCCGTGCGCTCGCCCTTTCGCCGCTGCTTTTCGGCGTGGATCCGCAGGGCCAGAAGGATCTTCCGGCCCTCGGACCAGCTGATCGGGCGCCAGTTCTCGCCGCCGGCGGCCTGGCTATTGCGGCGAACGGGGGACAGGGTGCGGCGGTACTCGGGCTCGGGCCGTCGACGCCGGTGGCTGTGGTCGATCGGGACGGCCGTCATGTCGGCTCACCTTCGACCAGGGGCTCGGCATCCAGGGACGATCGCATGGAGCGCGCCGCGTCCTCGAGCTTCTGAAGGCCGGCGGCCAGTTCGCGCTTCTCGATCTCGCTTAGATCGCCGTCCGCAAGGGCGTCCTTGGCCGCCTCCCACAAACGGAAGGCTGAGATATGCACCCGGTCCGCCGAGGCGCCCACGCAGGCGAGAGCGTCGGCCCGGCTTGACTCTTTCGCCATCTCAAAAAGGAAGCCGGAGTAGACCGGATTCCCGCACTTCTTTTCCAGCGCCTCGATGACGTCGGCCGGCATGAAGGCCGGCTTCTCATAGTCACGGTACGCATAGAGGGCGGATCGTTCGACCCGCGTTATCGGCTTGCAGCATGCATCAACGCCGCCGCAGGCGTCGATAAGCAGGCGCGCCAGCAGGGTGTGCTGTCGTGCGTTCATGGTGGATTCGGTCCTTGCGAATCCGCCTGACGGCCGGTCCTTTCGGGGCGCAGACATGCGTTCGCCGAAGCGCTTCCCGCCCGGCGTTAGACATGAGCAATCCCGATGACCGTCCGTATGGCGGCCATGGTTGGCTGTGATGGGGGCAAGCCGTCCGCACGCGCCGCCTCTGGCGATCACGATCAGCGCTGCAGAAATCCGCCCCCGGCGGGTTCACAGGGCTGTCCGGCATGGCCGTCAGGCGGGCGAAGCGGGTGCTTTGCCGATGTGGGTCTGGCGCTGATCACGCTGGGGGGCCGGACGTCGTTCTCGGTCCAGGCACAGCCTCGCCAGGAGCTGGTGACGGAGAGCGGTGAGACGCGCGGAGCGGCGTCGGCCGAGCAGCCGCGATCGGCCGCGCAGGCATGTCTCGTTAACCTTCGGGACGAATCGGGAACTGTCGTGAATCAGACCGGCGCCGTGGTGCGAAAGGATCTCGCGGCGGCTCAGCACTGTGTCCCTACGTGGGCGGGGGACGCGGTACTGGACGAGGATGTCCCGTCGCCGAAAGGCGCAATGGCTGTTCCGGCTTCAGCGACGGGACGCTCGATCACGGAGAGAGGCGGCTCACGCGTCGAGATCTCAGAAAGAAGGTCCCCGTCATCGCTCCGGAGGGGGGCCGCTGGCATGGCGGTTGCGATGACGGGGCTCTCACCAGCGCCGGTCAGGCTGACGGTGGCGAGCTGGGCGACGGCGCGGAGATCGGGCGCGCCGAGATCCACACCGAGGAAGACTAGCTTGGGTGGGGCGGCGGCGATCTCATCCAGGATCTGGACGGCCTCAAGCGGCGTGACATCGAGCCCCAGGAGGGCAACTGGCGAAACGAACGGCCGGATGCACAGGCCAGCGCTCGAGCAGTCCGGCCAGGCACAGTCATCGCAGAGGGTTGATCCGCCGTCCCTGGCTAAACTCCCCAGCCTAGACGGGACGACGGATCGCTCTACCTTGGTTGTTGCAACACACCCCAAGGAGAGATTCGAATGGCTCAAACGGCCGAAATCAGACTTGCTGCGATCCGCTTCAATCCCGACGACGAACACGTCGGAGCCGGGCCGGTCCTCGCTCGCGCGGAGTTCACGATCAAAGCGGGCGGCGCCGGTAGAATTCCTGTCGAGGTCGAGTTTGCGTGCTCGCAAACCGGCGAAGACGCAGTTGCGAACGCTTATGCTGCCCTGCATCGGGTCGTGGGCGCTATCCATGATGAGATGGACCGCCGGTCGCCCCAGGAGGGCTGAAGTCGAAGCCGCCAACGGGATCGGCGTCTCCCTTGAAGACGGGGCGCCGAGCCTGTTCTACCCGTCGAAGCGCCTCCTTCATGAAAACCGCATGCAGGCGGCGCTGCAGACCGCGCGGTTTGACCTGGTCGACCAATCGCCACAACAGCGCCCCGACGCCGCAAATCGCCCCGATGGTCTGGAAGCCCTCCCCCGAGAACATGGCCTAGCCCCCTGCCCTGTCGGCTTCGGCGAGCCATTTGGCGACGTCGCGGGGGTCGCGGCCCAGCTCATGGGCGATCTGGCCGTGGGTCCAGTTCTGGGCGTGGAGGCGAATCGCCTTGCGGCGGACGCCGGTTTCGAAAAGGTGCTTCAGCGCCGGACGCGCCAGGGCGCCCAGGCCGAAGGCGGCGAACAGCGCGATGGCGGCGAAGGCGGGCTCCAGCGGCGTCATGCGGATAGCCCGCCATCGGCAGGAGCGGGCCGGACCACACGGACATCATGCAGATCTGGGCGAAGATCCGCGACACGCACCGCGCCAGTGGTCAGCCGATCAATGGCGATCGCCAGCTCTGCCGAGACCCGTTCACGCTTAGTCTCGAGACGTGAGACATGCGCCTTCGACCTCAACCCGAGTCGGTCAGCGAGGACGCTTTGCGTCCAACCCTTTGATTTTCGCCACGATGGTAAGTCCATAAGGGCGGAAGTTTGGTTTTTCTCAACTGCGAGTCAAGCGGAATTGTTGAGATGATCACAAACGACCGCCGTCACCGAACAGGCCAGACTCGTTTGGTGGAGAAGAACTGGTTCCTTCAGCAGTGGCTCGACCACTTCGACAAGCGGCAGGCGTCGCTGGTAAATGAGCTCGGCTGGGACAAATCTCGAGCCAACTTCGTCTATCACGGGAAGCAGCCCTACCGACGCGACCTGGTCAATGAGATCGCCGCTTGGCTTCAGATCGAGCCTTACGAACTTCTCATGGACCCCCAAGAGGCCATCGCCATTAGATACCTGCGTGCCGCAGCGCGATCCATCTCGGAAGGATCACCACTCCCCGCCTCCACGGATCCCGCACCCAAGCCTGGACGCACGCCTAACGCCCGCCGCACAAAGCCCTCGGTCAAAGCCGCCTAGCCTTTCGCCAGCACTACCGTAGCGCAGCTAACTCACACTGAATGAGCGCATCCGCTGAGCCGTGAATCAGCGCTCCGTGGCAGCGCGTCGGTTGTGTCGAATTGATACTGGATTCGCGGCCCCACTATCTGGGTTGGTTTTTCCAAACTTTGTAGTTGACTCATAATGTTTGGATTTGCCAAACTCCCCTCACGATTGAGGGAGAGAGCCGTTGCCTGCAACCAGAAGCATGACGTTCATGACCATCGCCAAACGGGCGGCGAGGGATGACGTAGAACAGGCGCGACAAGCCTTGCTCCGGCTCCGCCACGAGTGGAAGTCGCTGAGCCAGACGATGGACGGGCATACCTACGCCCTTCTGAGCGACCTCGACGCGCTCGAGCGCAGCATCGCCAACATCGACCTGGGCGACGGGCAATGACCGCGACGCCCTTCTTGATCCGCCGGTACTGCAGCTGCGACCTGGAGCGGATTTGCCGCTGCAGTCTGCCCCGCACGCTGAGCGGCTGGACCGTCGGCAAGCTGAGCCGGCTGAAGCTGGCCATGCGGGAACACGGATCCCTGTCCACCGCTGCGGCCGAAGTGGGCGAAACGCTTCACCGCGCCAACGTCGCCCTGGACACCATGCTGGGCAAGACGCCCACCCAGGCGCTGGCCGCTCTCGAGGCCAAGGCCTCCCGCGAGAAGTACCAGGCTGAACAGGCGGCGACAGTCCGCGCCCTGACAGCACCGGCGGTAATGGAAGCGCTGGCTGTTCTGGGTGTGGCCTCGTGACCGATGCACACCACCTCCCCAACGATCCCGACGTCCTCACCGCGACGGCCCAGGGCCGCCTGCGCACCATCATCGAGCGTCTCGAGCGCCTCGAGGAGGACAAGCAAGCCGTCATGGCCGACATGAAGGAGGTCTTCGCCGAAGCCAAGGGCGAGGGCTACGATATCAAGATCCTGCGCAAGGTCATCCGGATCCGGAAGCAGGACAAGGCGAAGCGCCAGGAAGAGGACGCGATCCTCGATCTCTACCTCTCCGCCCTGGGAGAGCTGTGATGAAGACGCCCGACCGCTTCCCGCTGGCCTGGCCAGTGCACCGCCCCAGGACTCCGGCAGCCCAGCGCCGGCAGGGACAGTTCAAGAAATCCGGCAAACTGCTGTCGCCGGCCGAGGCCATGGCGCGGGTCGAGAACGAGCTCGAACGCATAGGCGGCTGGCTGCCGGTCCTGTCCTCAAACCTCGAGCTGCGACTGGACGGACGTCCGCGTGCCGATCGCGCCGCTCCGGCCGACCCCGGCGTCTGCCTCTATTTCACGCTGAAGAACCAGCCGTTCGCCCTGGCCTGCGACACCTACACTGAGGCCGCGCAGAACATCGGCGCCCTGGCGGCGCACCTGGAGTCCACGCGGGCGATCACTCGCTACGGCGTCGCCAGCGCGGCCGAGACGCTTCAGGCCTTCAGCGCCCTGCCCCCGCCATCGAGCGGCGTCCGGAGCTGGCGAGACGTGCTGGGCTTCGACCCGCTGTTCCCTGGCGAACTTTCGGCGGCCGAGGCCAAGGCGACGATCACCGTCCGCCACAAGACCCGCCTGCAGGCGGCCCATCCCGACAAGGGCGGCTCGGACGCCGCCGCCGCCGAACTCAACGCCGCCAAGGATGCGGCCTTTGCGGAGCTAGACGCGCAATGACCCACCATAACATCATCCGCAGCGAGGCCGACCGGCCACTTGCGCACATCCAGATCCGCACGGGCAGTGGTCGCCGGCGGCGCGCTCCCATCAGCTTGGTCATCAAGTCGCACATGGCTGTCGCCGGCGTCGGCGTCGTGGCCGGCCTGGCCGACGTCGCCCTCGGACAGCCGCTGTGCCTCGTCCTGGTCGGGGCGGGCTTCCTGGTCTGGTGCTTCTGGCCGAGCCGCTGATGCGCCGCCGTCGCGTCCTGCTGACCTTCGTTCTCGCCTACTGCGCCGCGATCGCCGTGGCGCTCATTCTTCAACTCCAGAGGTAGACCATGTCCGACTCACACGATCCCTTCGACGTCGCGCTCGGCGCGCGTATCCGTAAACGGCGCGAGGCGCTGAAGGTCACTCAGGCCCAGCTCGCGGCCGCCGCAGAGGTGACGTTCCAGCAGATTCAGAAGTACGAGCGCGGCGTGAACCGCGTCAGCGCAGCACGGCTCGCGCAGATCGCGGCCTTCCTGCAAGCGCACCCGGCCGACTTCTACGGCCAGGCCGACCAGGCGGCGGACGCCGGCGACCCGCTGAGCCAACTCCGTCGCACCCATGACGGCCTCGAGCTGGCCGACAGCTTCGTCAGGATGTCCGAGGATCACCGCCGGTCGCTGATCAATATCGTTCGCGCCATGGCCGGCCCGTCGGCCGGCGACCTGGCCCGGATGGCGGCCGCCTGATGCGCGCGCCGGCCGACGTCCGGATCTGCCGCGCCTGCGGGTGCTGGGAGCTCCATGCCTGCGAAAGCGGTTGCGCCTGGTTGTCGGCCGACCGCTGCAGCGCCTGCCCCGATGCTGCGCTCAGGCTTCCCATCCGCGCGGCGCATCTGGAATGCGCCACGATGGAGCTGCGCTCCGTCATCACCGACGACAACGGAGAGGACCGGCTGCACGTCGCCGTCGAGTTCCCTTCCGTCGTCCTGGTCACACGGCACGACAAGGCCGGGCGCTATGTCGGGCCGCGTCTGTTCGTGGGCGATGAAGAGATGCTGACCGGCTTCGCCTATGCCCAGGCGGCCGAGCTGCTGAACGAACGGAGGCTGGCCGCCTGATGTTCGATCCGATTCCCGGCCACCATCCGCGCCTGATCATCTGGGCGACCTGGTTCCGCCGCGCCGGCTATCGGGCGCGCGACATCGCCGTCCTGTTCAACACCGACCTGGGCACGCTGATCGAAGCGGGGATTGAACCCTGATGTCGCGCCCCCGCATCGACTTTGTATGGCTGAAGAGACAGCACCTGTTCAAAGGGCTTCGCCTTGTGACCAATGAGACGCCGGCCGGCCAACTCGCCATCGATGATGACCCTGCCGCTTTCGTCAGCGAGCTGATCCGCCTGGCGGAGATCGGCCAGAAGCTGGAGATCGCGACGGGTGAGCGCGTGAAACGGCTCGGCTCATGAGCCGCTCGACCTCGACATCGAGCACCATCATGGCCGGATGCTTCGTCTGCAAAGGCTCCGACGCCATATGGACCGGCAAGAACGCCATGGCCGTCGCTGCCCGCCACCACGACGCCACCGGACACCGGACCTGGGCCGATCAGAGCCTCAGCATCCGGTACGGCCTCGAGACCAGCAGCCACCCCGATCTTTTCCAGGAGACCGCGTGATGCACATCGACATCCCACGCCTGTCCGAGTTGGTGACCTTGATTATCGGCGGCCCCTCGATGGACGAGCGTTTGGAGGCCGACCGCCGCGTCGCCCGCTATTTCAGCGCCTACGGCCTACGCCGGGATGCGGCCTGTCTGCTCGACCAGCTGGCCCAGGCCAGAACCAGCGACCCGATCTCGCCATCGGAGGCGAAGCGCGTGCTCGGTAGGCGCGGACAGGTCGTGAACCTGAGTCCCCGCACCCCCGATCTCTGCATGGCCGAGATCCGCGAAAAGGTCGGCGGCGACGCCATCGAAACAGTCGAGGGCTACGGCTGGCGCCTTACGCCTCTCGGCCGGCTGCGTGTGCGACGGGCTCAAGGCGAGGGGCTGCAGCTGTGACCAGCAGACGTCGTGACCGGTCAACAGACCGGCCCCGGCCCGAGGATTGGGCCGACGATGACCCAATGACCCTGCCGGAAATCGTCGCAGTTTTCGCTGAACGATACCCCTGCACGGTGTCCACCCTGCGCCTCGAGATTGGACGAGAACGCTTGACGGCCTCGTATGTCGGCGGCGCCTATTACGTCACCCCAGCGAATCTCAAGGCTCTTTTTGCATGCCCCGTCCCTCGAAAGGCCCGCGCCTCTATCTTCGAAAAGGCAGGCGGCGGCCCGACGGCGTCACCATCCCCGACGTCTACTGCATTAGAGACGGCACGGTCGAGATCGGCACAGGCTGCGGCCCTGATCGCCGTGAGGGCCCTGGCGGAGCGGACGAGCAGCTCGCCCTCTACATCCTCCAAAAGAACGCCAGCGCCATCGAGCAGCCCACAGATCGGGAGGTCGAACGACGCCGCAAGAGTGATCCAGATCAGGTCTACGTAGCGGAGGTCCTGGCCGAATACGCGGCCGGCCCCGCCACACGCCTATCCAATCCGGCCAAGGAGGCGAGCTTCATCGCCACCCTGCTCCCCAGGTGGGAGGGCAAGGTGTTGTCCGATGTTCGGCGCTCAAGCACCGAGGCGTATGTCGAGACGCGGATCCTGGACCCGATCAAATCCTACACCAAGGATCCCGCCAACGCCCCTCGCGTCAGCGACCAGACCGCCAGGCGCGAGTTGGAGTGCTTATCGACGGCGATCGGGAAGTGGCACGAGGAGCATCACCTCCGCGTCGTCCCCAAGGTCGTCTTGCCTGCGAAATCGGAATCGCCCCGCGACGCCCTCAGCCGCCGCGAGGCCGCTCGGCTGCTCTGGGCTTCGATGGGCTGGCGCTGGGACGAACAGGCGACGGACCCCAGAACCGGCGCGCCTGGCCGCTGGGTGAGGCCGTCGACCAATGCGCGGACCAACCGGATGCACCTGCGTCGGTTCATCCTGATCTCTCTCTACACCGGCTCTCGCTCGGGGGTGACGGCCGCCGCGCTTTGGGAAGAGAGCCCGGCGCATCCTTGGGCGAACGTCGACGCCGGCGTCATGTACCGTCGCGCTCGAGGACAGCGCGACAAGCGAACCAAGCGCCGCCCCGTCGTGAAGTTTCCGAAGCGCCTGCAGGCCCATATGGAAAGATGGCGACGTCTCGACGAGAAGGCGGGCGTCACCGCCGTTATCCACTTCGGCGGCGAGCCGGTGTTGCGGGTCAAGAAGAGCTTCGCCAGCTGCGTCAGCGACGCCGGGCTCGATAAGGGCGTGTCACCGCACTATCTGCGCCACACCTGCGCGACCTGGTTGTGGAGCGCAACGTCGATATCTGGGACGCCGCCGGCTTCCTCGGCATGTCTCCAACGACGCTGCTGAAGCACTACGGCCACCATCGGCCGGACTATCAGAACGACGTCGCCGACAAGTTCGGGTGACGGTTTCTGGGAACATTTCTGGGAAATTGCCGCACGGCAGTCCCCAGAAACCCCGGAAAGGTTGGTAGGCGGCGACGGGTTCGAACCGCCGACCCTCTCGGTGTAAACGAGATGCTCTGACCAGCTGAGCTAGCCGCCCAAGAAACCGAAGTGGAAACCGGAGCGGGGCTTATGCCCGTTGGGCTTCAACCGTTCAAGGCGCTTTTCAAGCCTTCGCCGGGGCGAAAGCGCGCGGTGCGGGAGGCGGGCCGGGCCACGGCCTGACCTGTCTGGGGGTTGCGGGCGACGCCGGCCTTGCGATCGACAGGGGTGAAACTGCCGAAGCCGATCAGCTTGACGTCCCGACCCTGGGTCAGGGCTTCCACCACGCCGTCGGTGAAGGCTTCGAGCGCCGTCTTGGCCTGATCGCGGCTGATGTTCGCGGCCGTCGCCATACGGCCGATAAGTTCGGCTTTCGTCATGTCATCCTCCCAAGCGAACCAGTAAAGGGCGGATCGGCGGTTGCGTCAAAAGCGAAAACGCCGCCGACAGGCGTGTCGGCGGCGTTTCGTCTGCGACCTAGGTCGCGGTTCAGTGACTGACGGTCGCTGCAGCGCCGTCAAGCGGAGGCACGGGCGCGGGCAGAGGATCCGTCGCCTCATCCCATTCGACCGGTGTCAGGGGACCGGTCAGGGCCCAGTGCAGGGCCTCGTCCGCCGTGGAGATCGGCACGATTTCGAGCGCCGATTTGACGTTGTCCGGCACGTCCGCCAGGTCCTTCTCGTTCTCCTGCGGGATCAGCACCGTCTTGACGCCGGACCGCAGGGCCGCGAGCAGCTTCTCCTTCAGACCGCCGATGGCGGTGACCCGGCCGCGCAGGGTGATCTCGCCGGTCATGGCGATGTCCTTGCGGATCGGGATGCCGGTCAGGACCGAGACCATGGCCACGGTCATGGCGGCGCCGGCGGACGGGCCGTCCTTGGGCGTCGCGCCGTCCGGCACATGGACGTGGATGTCGGTCTTCTCGAACACCGGCGGCTTGACGCCGAAGGCCAGGGCCCGCGACCGCACATAGGAGGCCGCCGCCGAAATCGACTCCTTCATCACGTCCTTCAGGTTGCCGGTCACGGTCATGCGGCCGCGGCCCGGCATCTTGATGGCCTCGATGGTCAGGATGTCGCCGCCGAACTCGGTCCAGGCCAGGCCGGTGACGATGCCGACCTGATCCTCCTCGTCCGTCTCGCCATAGCGGAACTTCCGGACGCCGGCGTATTCGGCCAGCTTCTCGGCGTCCACCGTGATCGACGTGACCTTGGTCTTGGCCATCTCGCGCACGGCCTTGCGAGCCAGGCCGCCCAGGGCGCGTTCCAGCGACCGCACCCCGGCCTCGCGGGTGTAGTAACGGATCAGGTCGCGGATCGTATCTTCCGGCACGATCAGTTCGTCGGCCTTCAGCCCATGGTCCGTCAGCTGCTTGGGCAGGACGTGACGCTTGGCGATCTCGACCTTTTCGTCCTCGGTGTAGCCCGACACCCGGATGATCTCCATCCGGTCCATCAGCGGCTGTGGCATGTTCAGGCTGTTCGCGGTCGTCACGAACATGACCTGGGACAGGTCGTAGTCCACCTCCAGATAGTGGTCGCCGAAGGTCGAGTTCTGGGCCGGGTCCAGCACCTCGAGCAGGGCCGACGACGGGTCGCCGCGCCAGTCGGACCCAAGCTTGTCGATCTCGTCCAGCAGGACGAAGGCGTTGGTGGTCTTGGCCTTCTTCATCGACTGGATGATCTTGCCGGGCATGGAGCCGATATAGGTCCGGCGGTGGCCGCGGATCTCGCTCTCGTCGCGCACGCCGCCCAGCGACATGCGGACATATTCACGCCCGGTCGCCTTGGCGATGGACTTGGCCAGCGAGGTCTTGCCGACGCCGGGAGGGCCGACGAGGCACAGGATCGGCCCCTTCAGGCTGCCGGTACGGGCCTGGACCGCCAGATATTCGATGATCCGTTCCTTGACCTTCTCCAGGCCGAAGTGGTCCTCCTCGAGGATCTCCTCCGCCTTGACCAGATCGATCGGCTTCTGCTTGGCCTTGCCCCACGGCACGGACAGCAGCCAGTCGAGATAGTTCCGGACCACGGTCGATTCCGCCGACATCGGCGACATGTTGCGCAGCTTCTTGACCTCGGCCTCGGCCTTGGCGCGGGCTTCCTTGGACAGGCGCGTCTTCCGGATGCGCTTCTCCAGGTCCATGATCTCGTCGCGCGCGTCGTCGGTCTCGCCCAGCTCGCGCTGGATCGCCTTCATCTGCTCGTTCAGATAATATTCGCGCTGGGTCTTCTCCATCTGGCGCTTCACGCGCGAGCGGATCTTCTTCTCGACCTGCAGGAC